ATATAACTATAAAAGAGTTATATTTTTTTAGAATTTTATATAAGTAAAAATTAGTTATATAAGTAAAAATAGGAGGATCTAATATGAAAAACTATGTTTTAGAATTCACAGATAATGAATGGACTTTATATCACTATGATGAAGAACTAAATAACTTACCTGATATAAAAGGTACTGAAATAAATCAATACTTTAATGTTTCTGATTTAAGTTATTTAGAAGATGAATACACAACAATAGAAGCTAATTGGGACAACATTGAAGCGCAAGGATATATAGACATAGAAATAACAGATCCAAAATCTGAAAGCACTTATAGTTTTAATGATAAGTTTGATGATTTCAATAAGTTTATTGAAGCTATAAATAATTTAAAAGATGAAATTGGAACTAAAAAAGTAAATGTAAGTGGTTGGGAATATGAAAGAAAAAATCAATATAAAAGCAGAGGACTAAGCATAAGAGATTTTATATAGGGAGTGTAAAGGCTCCCTCCAAGGAGGAGAAAATGGCATACATAGATAAAACAATAGGAGAAACATTAATAAAAAGAATGTATAAATCAGTTAGAGAATCGATTAAGCTTCTAGATAAATTAATAGAAGAAAATGAAAAGAGAGGACTAAAAGCCTTTTCTTTAAAAGGCAATAAAGTTGGAAAAATAGAGTTACTAAAAAAAATGATTATTGAAATTAGAGAGTTGGAGGACGAATAAATGAATTGTAAGATTGTTCAAAAATATTGGTACAGAACAGAATTAAAAGGACTCAATGAAAAAAGAATTTTAGACATAATAAAATTATTAGAACTTTGGGAGGGGAATGTAAATGCTAATTAAAGATAATTATGCTGCAGCTGAGTTTAAAGATATTGTTAATTATAAGATAAAATGGACTTTTAAAATTCTGAGTATTATTAAATACAGTATTAAATGGATTTTTAAAATAATTTATAAACTTTATATAAATTATGTTGAGCTATATGACTTTGAAAATCTGATATAGAAGGAGAAGAGGATAAGATGAAAACTATAAATATAAAAGGTAAAAATTATGTTCCAGTCGTTGAAAGACTGAAAGAGTTTAGAAACTCAGAAAAATTTAAAAATTGGAGTCTAGAAACTGAATGGCTTTCAATTACTCAGGAAGTAGCAACTTGCAGAGTAATTATAAGAGATGAAACTGGAGTTTTAAAATCTACTGGAACAGCTATGGAGTTAAGAGATGAAAAAAGTTCGCTTGTAAATAAAACATCTCATGTAGAAAATGCTGAAACATCAGCAGTAGGTAGAGCATTAGGAAACTTAGGAATTGGACTTGATGGAGATGAAGTTGCTTCTTATGAAGAAGTATCGAGAGCCAAAAAACAACAATTAATCAGTTCTATTAATTCAATGGTAGATGAAAGAAACAGAGATGAATATGAAAAAGAATATAAGTTATCTGAAATTGGAATGATGAGTATTGAAGATTTAGAAGTTCTTGAAAATCAATTAAAAATTAATCAAAAAGCTTTGCTGTGTGAAGCTATAACAAGTATAGCAACAACCGAAGATATGGAAGGAATTTTGAAAAAATATAAAACTAAAAATCTTGGAAGTTTAGATTTAAAAGACCTTCAATCAACTCATGATGTCTTAGTTAAGTTTAGTCAAAAATGCTCTCAAAAAGAATTAGAGGATTTAAAAACTTATTGTAAATTTGTAAACATAGATATGGAAAGTTATATCAAAGAACATTATCAAAAAGATGTTAAAGATTTAACAAAAAGAGAATATTCGCAAATGAAAAAGAAATTAAATAGCTAGGAGGATAAAAATATGAATTTAGTAGTTCTAAAAGGAAGATTGGTAAGAGATGTAACTCTATTATTTGGAAAAACAGGAACACCTTATACAAGCCTTGTTGTTGCTGTTAATAGATATAGCAAAGAGAAAGATTTAACAGATTTTGTATTATGTACTGCTTTTAGTAAGACAGCAGAATTTATTGCTGAGTATTTTAGAAAAGGGCAAGAAATACTTATTAGAGGTAATGTAAAAGTTGATAACTATGAGAAAGATGGAAATAAAATAAGTAAACAATATATAGTAGTTGAAGCAGTAGAGTTCGTAGGAAGTAAAAAAGAAAATACAGAAACTAAGGAAGAAGAAACTCAAGCACAAGATAATGAAGAGTTTCCTTGGTAATAGATAGGGGGATAAAAAAATGTTTAATGTTAGAGAATTTATAGATAATAATGTAAGCAAATTTGTTTTTTCTAAGAAAAATGATGTTGTTATAGAAAGTGTTCTATATAAATATGGTAGTTATGGTGAAAGAACCGTAATATGTTGTAGCACTCAATGTGGTTGTCCTGTTGCTTGTACTTTTTGTGGTACAGGTAATAATTTCATAAGAAATTTAACTGTTGATGAAATTCTATATCAAATAGATTATGTAATAAAAGAAAAAGTTTTAAAAGAAATTGAAACTACTCAAAAAATAAAAAAATTTCAAATAATGTTTATGTCAATGGGGGAGCCAATGTTTAACTTCTCTAATATCAAAGAAGCTATAAAAGAATTGAATAAAAAATATCCAAATGCACAACTTTTATTGTCAACAGTTGGATTAAAAAATAATAATACTTTAAATGAAATCTTAGAAATATCAAAAAAAATAAAAAATGTAGGCTTACAATTTTCAATACATCAAGCAGATGAAGAAAAGAGAAATAAACTTATACCATATAAAAATAAAATGAATTTAAGAGAAATTAGAGATTATGGAATTATATGGAGTAATGAAACAAATAGACCAGTATTTTTAAATTACTGCATAGATGGTAATAATACAAGTTTAGAAGAAATAAATAGACTGAAAGATTTATTTCCAGCAAAATATTTTTATTTAACATTTTCAGTAATATGTAATATTGATAAAGAAAATAAGTTAAAATCTGAATTTAGAGATTTAGAATTTATAAATAAAATTGCTAATGATTTTTTAAAAGATGGTTACAATGTTAGAGTTTTTGATCCTAGTGGACAGGATACAATTGGTGGTGGATGTGGACAACTTTGGTTTGTTCAAGATTTTTTAAAAAATAAAAGATAGGAGTAAATAATAATGGATAAGCTAGGTTATTCAAGAGAAACACAAAAATTAATATATGCAATTATGAATGATATTTCTAATTCCTTCACAGGTCAAGATGCAGGAAAAAAAGCTTATAGTTTAGACTTGGAAGAAACTAAGAAACAATTAAAACAAAGATTTTTAGAAGTCTATGATATGCAACCTTTAAAATCTCCAATTACATTTTTTTCTAAATATTTGGAAAAGAATAAAGATAAAACTATTGGAGAAATAGAAAAAGAGTTAAAAGAAACATTCATAAAATCTTTGCAAAGTACATTAATAGAGAACAAGACATTTAGTTTAGCACTAAATACATTGACACAAAATCAAGCTAATGACTTGGTTAAGTGGTTGCTAGAAACTTGTATATATTATGATGTTCCATTGAAAATGGATATTGAAAACCTAGCGGACCAGTACACTAAAGCTTATCATTATGTATGTTTAAAAAATAAAATCTGCTGTATCTGTGGAAAAGAACATGGAGTTTTACATCATTATGATAATGTAGCTCGTATTGGTGGTTATAAAAATGATGATGGAAGGGAACTAAGAGTAATGTGCTTATGTTTTGACCATCATAATGAAGTTCATGCAATAGGAACAAAAGATTTTAGTCACAAATATCATGTTGTAGGAATTTATTTAGATGATAGGCAGATAAGAGAGTTAAAAAAAGTGTATACTAATCACTTTCAAGCTTTTAAGGAGGAGTAATGAAAGTAAAAATAATTTTAGAATTTAATCCAAGTGATTTAGAAGATAGTATAAATAAATTTTTAAAAAGTCAAAAAATAAAACTTGTTGATATTAAATTTGGTGGAATTCAAGATTGTGCAGTTTTAATAATTTATGAAGAAATTTAGAAATTAGATTATATAACTATTTCTATTTTAAAAACAGTCGGAAAATACAGAGGTTGAATGATTTTATTGCCCCAACAAAACGCTAAAAATCAAATAATTTAACATATTGCTGACATCGGGAAGGGGTTCAATTATAAGGAGGAGAAATGAAATATATAAAATTTGAATTTGGAGATGGACTATACGATTTAATAAATGTTGAAAAAGTTAAAAGATTTGTTATTTGGGAAAATAGAATAGATGTAATTTATAGCGATGGTAACGGTTGCGGGTATGATATTAATAGATATATCTATGTAAGAGAGAATGCTGATTCTAATTCTTCAGAATTAATTAATTTTAATGAAGTTAAAGAAAAACTTCTAAAATTATGTGAAGAATAACGACTATTTCTATTTTGGAAACAGTCGTAAAAATCTAAAGTTTAACGCTTTGCCGACGTCGGGAAGATGTTCAAAGTATAGAATATGGAGGATAAGATGGAAATTAAAAAACTAAAAAATGGGAATTTTGAAATAACAAGAGAATATTTAGAAGAATTATTAGAGTCAGATTTTAAACTTAATGCACTTTCAAATGCAGGAGTTGATGATTGGGAGTTTTATGATGAAGCTATGGAAGACTTTGATTATGATGAAGTGGAAGAATATATTAATTCAATAAAATAATGGAGGAGAAAATGTGGGTATGTAAGGAATGTGGAGAAAAAATACAAGGATATTATATTGGATATGTTGACATAGATAAAAAAGGATGTGCAATAGACGGAACCCAAGAGGAAGAGGAGCTTATAAGATACACTTGTGCTTGTTGTAGAATTATAAAATTTGGTGATATAAAAGAGCTTAAAAGAGTAGCTGATTGGGTAGATGATGAAGATGTGGAGATGTAAATTTTGTGGATGTACAAAATTTGATATGCAGATAAAAATCATTGATAGAAATTTTGACTGTAAAAAAAATACATTAAATATTAATGACATTAAGAGAAGTGTAATGTGCAGTAATTGCTATAATTGGGGTAAATATATAGAAGATATAGCAACTTGGGAGGATAAAAATGTGGAAGTGTAAACATTGTGGAGGAACTGAATTTATAGAAAGAGTTGTAGGAGGATATGAAAAATATGGGGGATATGCTAAGGATGGGTATCCTTTAGGGTTAGAAGAAAGTGATTATGAAACAGATGTAGAATGTGAAAAATGTGGTAATTATGGAAATGATATTAAAAGTATAGCTGAATGGGAGGATAACTATAATGGAAAATAAAAATATAGACAATGTAAATAATCCAAACCATTATAAACTGGGTTGTGGTATTGAGAGTATAGAAATAATTAAAAAAGTATTAGGAACACAAGGTTTTGTAGCTTTCTGCTTAGGAAATGTTCTTAAATACTTAATAAGAGCAGAAAAGAAAAATAAATTAGAGGACTATAAGAAAGCAGCTAAGTATTTGGAATGGATTATAGAAAGAGATAGTGAAATCAAGCATCATATAAATATAAAACAAATGGAACAAGATCTAGGAATTACATGGAATAAAATTATAACAGAGATTGCTAAAGATTTAAA